ACAATGGAGTAACATCAATCACAGGAGTTTCCTAAGCATTCTCATTAAAGAATGAATAAGCATATTGGATAACTCCTGCATGAAACATTCCACCTACATAACCTTTAGTTACTTTAATTGAATTATAGTCATCATATATTTCCTATACAAAACCATAAGGGTCATAATCTACAAGATGATATGAAGCAGTGTGAATGTCTCCATCACTTACTATATTAATTACTCTAGGCTAGTTTTTACCATCAATCCAATATACTTTTTGAATTAACTCTGTTTCATAGTAAGGAATTGCATCTATTAGATGGCTAGTATCAAACTCAAGTTTATCTCCTTCATATAATAGTACAATTTCAGTAATTTCTTCTTCAAATTCATCTGGATTTAAGGTAAGTCTATATATTCTGTCTACTGTTCTTTGATGGTCAAAAGTAAACAATACTAAATAGTTATTTAGTATACAATATCCTATAATAGTTCCCTTAACCTAAATTTGATTATCATTAGAGTCTTTCCACTCTAATGGAATTGATTTGGTGCCTCTCTCAGTAGTTAATTCAAAAGCATTTGAATCCTATGTAGCACTTAATCTAAAGTTCTTTATTTCATATGCAGATTGCTGTGCAGTCTTTGAATTGATGACATCTTTATTCATTCCCATCAATCCAACCTATATAAGTTTCTTATCCATTGAATCCTCTCCCTAAATTATCCAAATGTGTATGGTCTCCAAGAGTATTAAAAGCTCTGCTATACTCATGTACACTTGGTATAAGTTGATTAATCATGTTTGTTATGTTCTCCATTTCAGCATAGTCAGGTAAGGCCATTTCTGAATTAAGTTGTGCAACTGCTGCTGAATAATCCTTCTCTGTATGTTGAAGTATTTGTGGAGTAATCTTCTGCTAGTCGAATAAGACAATAAAAGCTCTCCATTTGATATAAAGCTCTAAAGCATTAAGAAATACTGGTAAGTCAGGAATCAAAGGAAAACCATCCTAATCCACAGGAATTGCTCTATAAGCAACCTATACTTTACCTTGTCTGAAAGTAGTATAGATATATCTTCCTTTTGTGCTATAAGAAGGATTACCACAACATTTCTTGAAGTAACCAGTGTTTTTCTTCATTACTTCACAACCATCTTTAACTAAGATTACTGAAACTAAGTCACAGGGTAATAACCCCCTGTAATCATTTATTTCAACCTCAACTTCCTTTTCATCATATATTTGAGGATAACCTACCTTGTTTATGAAATCCAAAGTATGTCTTACACACTATTCTAAAGTAACATCCTAAAGCATTGGATGTCCCAATACCCTAGCCATTACTTCCTTTATTGTAATTAAATTTATATTGCTAATCATCTTATTTGTATTTTATTGAAAATGCATCTATAAGTTTACCATTGTTTATATTTTCCTTTATAGTAACTTTTAGCTATCTATTGAAGCCAAAGTGATAATATACCTTATTTGGATAGTCTATATAATGTTTGTCATAAGTCAGTTTATATACAGAAGGCACATTATGCTTTACTAGAATTTTCTTTTCTTTAGCTTCATTATCTTCTTCCCAAAGTGCCATAGTTCTATTCCAATCAACAGGCATAGTGTTTTCTAGTTTACCATCTACAATCCTATTTTTAGTAGGTTTCTTGGCTACATAGAGCCTTCCCATCTTAAAAGGTATAGTAACTATATTTCCTATTGAAATTTCCTCACAGAGCTTTAAATTAACCTTTCTGATGATTTTTCTAAATAAGATTAAATCACAGGTTTTCCTTTTCTCTAAAGGTAGTTTATCATATATATCCCTTACTCCAACACTACCTTTAACATCGTGGTTTCTCTTGCCTTTAATTTTTAAGGTTTTTGCCCTATATTCAGCACTTGGTTTATCAGTCTACATCACCTTCAATTTGTTTTGCTGCCTAAGACTTCATATTCTATCTTATAAAATGTGCAATATCTGCTATATCATCTTTAGCATTGTTATACTTATCATAGCTAATATACTTAGAACCAAGCAGTTGCTTTACTACATCATTGATTAATGCTGGTACTAAATAACTCTCCAAAGGAAATTCTTTCTCCATAATGTCACAGTCATCCTAATTTCCTTCCTCATCACAAGATAAGTTACTTGCTTCTTCAAAGTCTTCAAATACAGCAGAGAGCTTTATTCTCTCCAAGTATTGGAATTGTGGATTACTGGATTTAAGATAAACATGTCCATCAGGAGCTAATGCACAATATATTATATTCTAAAGAAATTTGTTATAGTTTACAAATTTAAGTTTCTCAGGAGTTACATAACACATCATAGGATTACTGAAGAAACTTATAGTAGAAACCTAAGGCTAGCTAAACTCCAATGTAGTAGGAATCTTTTCAACTGACCTTAACATAAAATCTCCACAAGGGTTATTTATGTTTTCATCAACTGCTTCCAAATTAAGGCATATTGATTGTTTGTTTTCTATACTACTTTCTTTCTTCTGTCTTTCATATTCCTATTTAAGAACCAAAGACCTGTATTTATTTAAAAGGAATAACACATGTTCTTCAGTAAATGAAGAATCATCTGAAAACTCCTTACAAAGGTCTAGACACATATATACTAACTCTTTTGCTTTCATTGTATTATATTTTATACAAAACCTCTGCAAAAATAAAGAAATTCCTTTATCTCTACAGAGGTTTTAATTATAGTTTAATGATTCTAGCAATAACTTCCACAATTAGGTTGTAATGTAAATATACAAGATGAATTGTCTAACATTACTCTAAGTCTATTTAAAACTGCTTGATATTCAGGTTTACAAGCTATAATATTATCATATTCATCATCTATCAAAACAGCAAGTAATACTTTTAATGTATTCTAGCTGTCTACATACCCATAATCTGTAAGAGAAGTAAAATAATTATCTAATATGTTATGAATATTATTAGCCATGACAACCACAACCTCCACTATTTGTTGAAGCAGAACTAAAAGTAGCTGCCCCATTATGGTAAAACTTACACCAATACTTACAAGCCTATTCAAAATGTCCTGCTTCTATGCAAGCATCAATTGCTTTCTTTCTTAACAAGCCATTTACAAAATTCATAGGTATCTATGTACAATCCTACTCAAGTTCATTAATACTAGGTAATAGTCCAGTATATAGAGTACAAGGATAATATACTGCAAAAGTCAAGACATCAGGAGTTTGTGCACAAGTATGTGAACTTTGGTATTCAACACTATACTACAATGATAATACTATAATCAACAGGCTTCTATGCAAATCAGTAGGATAACAAGATTCATTCAATACCTAATCCATAGCAGCAATATTATTGTCGGTAATAATTTCGTCTATTTTATGGGAATTACTATCAACATGTATATTGTATATAGGATTACCATCAATATATGACTTATTATTATAAATCTATGCAGAGGTAATATAAATGCCATTATCTACTGAGTTACTATTATCTTCAGTAATATTTACATACACATGTAGCTATCTCTGATTATCTATATAAATATTCTTTGTTATTTCCATAACGCTTAGTTTAATAAAGAATAATTAAAAAATAAGGGAGATGGAGTTTACCCCCACCTCCCTATATTTAAGATTAATGATTAAATCAGTTCAAAATAGGATCATTAGCAAGAGAAGAGGCACTGAAATTCACATCCACTCCAGTAAGACCATTCCAAGCAGCAAGGAAGGCATCAGCAACAGTGTGACCAGTAGAATCAAATGCTAAAGTCAAATCCTTTTCAGAACGCTGGATTGCATGATTGTTACCAATCCAACTCCAATGAATATCAATGATATCATAAGTCTTCGTAGGATTGATTTGTTCAACCGAAGGCCAGTTGTTAGGCCAAGCAGCTTCTCTGTTATAGTCACCTCTATTAGCATGGTAGAAGTACTCCATATCAGCAACTTTCTTACCATTACCAAGGGTAAGGCCACCAGCAATCTTCTCAGAGGTACCCCAAACAACTTCTTCACCAGAGAAGAGGATAGTTGAAGGATTAGCAATGAACTCAACAGGATGTTGAGGCATCACACCTAATCTCCAAGGTTGTTCAACCTCATCAATAACAATACCAACATAGTTACCAGTAAGAGAAGATTCAGCAGTATCAGCAGTTACTTCAGTTACAGTAGCAGAACCACCACTGTATACAACAGTAGTACTAGTAGTAACATACACCTTTAACATAGGAGCAGCATCTCTACTAAGATTCTTTGCTAAAGAAAGAGCCATTTTAGCATAGAATTTCTTAGGAGTCATACCACTAGTGGCATGAACAACACCATACTTATGACCCCACACTTCATCAGAATCCCAATAAAGACCATTGATTCTCACGTTAAGGATATAATCTTGACCACTAACAACAGCATCACCAGTACTATCATCGTCAGTATCAACAAGATAATTACTATTCAAAGTGATTAAAGATGCTCTAGAAGTGTAAGCCATCTTAGCAGCAGGTGTAGCTTTCTTCCAAAGAATATTCTTTGCAGGAATAAGGAAGGAAATCACCTTACCTGTTGAATCAACATATTGAACATTGTACTCTCCCTCAGGAGTAGCAGTGACTTTCACCTTACCAACATTATCACTACCACCAGCCATAGTGCTAGACTGATAGCCACTAACAGGAAGGAACTGTCTAATTTGATTTTGTGTAAACATTTTTCTTAAAGTTTAGTTAAACAAAATGTGAATTAATTAATTTAAATTTTTTTATTATTGTTGTTTTATGTTTTTAGTCTAAAGAGCAAGCTAAACTGCAAGTCTTACTATTTTTTCATGAAGAAGACTATTCAACTCACTATCCATAATTGACTATTGTCCCTATATGGACAAATCTCCATCCAAATCTACAAGAATAATAGGTCTTGGTCTTTTTATATATCTTACAAAATAGTTTTTAATAGGAGTCTTTGATATTAACTCAACTCTATTGCCTTGTATATCAAGCCTTAATACTCTATTTCCGTTAGGTCCTCTAAAGGGATTTTTGCTTATTTTATGAAACTCATCCTAAGTAGTAGGATAGACCTAAACAGTTTTATTGTTTAAGCAAGAATCATCTGAACTGAAATTACAACTTTCATAAGTTATGAACATTAAATCCTTTGGTAAACTAAAGAATTGAGAATTAGTTGTTATATGCTGTTGTCTGTTACAAGAACAGTTAGAGTTTTGTTCATTTGTAGGCTCCAACGTAATAGACCTGACAAGTCCACTTAATATTCTCCTGTCTTCTTCAGTAAGTTCAAACATATTGCCCATACTGTTTTTACCATTATATAAGGAAATAACCAATTGCTCCTAAGCGTTAGTTAGAAATAATGACTTTTCATATTCGTTGAATACTAATATGTCCTTAGGATTCTCTGGAGTCTAAGAATAAGCATTTATAAGCTCATCAAACAAGTCACTCATTTCTGTTGTATCCATCAGTCTTTCTCCTTACTATTGTTTGAAATTATTCCTAAATCAGTTGCACTCGCATTACCTACTCCAACCAAATTGCCTAAAGCCTATGGATTGTATATAGCAGTGCAGAGTTCAACAGCCCTTTGAACAATAATGTGATGCACTCCTTCAGGAAGCTTGCAAGGCGTTTCTTCACTAACACCATCAATTGATAGGTTATCAGAACTTAAATCTACCAATACAATAGGTGTAGGTCTCTTCACATATCTCATTTTATAGGTAATATTGTCTTCATTTATAAATTTACCTATCAACTCACAGAAGGTTCCAGAGACTTCAACACTTTGTATAGTATGTAACTTAGCACCTCTTTCTGTCTATACTTGAGCAACCTAAGGGTTATCTTCTACCACTGTTTGTTCCTCTACAGTACCATTTTTTGTTATAAGTTTCCAAACACTTCTTTTTGGAGGATACTGATAAGGCTTCTACATTAATCTTGTGTAATCACCATAACTAATATCAATTATTTGATAGATATAAGGAACCTGTTGATAATTTTCAACAACACTTTCGTTTAGTGTAAGAAAGTAATCATCTGGTAATACGAAAGTAATAGCTCTTGGGTCATAAGGTGAGTACTATTGTGAAGTAATTCTATCCAACTCAGTATTCTCAATAAGTGTTGAGAAGTCATACTACCTAAGCTATCCTAAATCGTTAATGTTAAATCCAGCTTGGAATTTATTTCCCCTAGGGTCAAACTTTGCAAGAATAACCTGGTTCTATGCTTTAGTAAGGAACACACTTTTCTCAAATTCATCAACACCAGGGGCTTGATTTGAATTGACTTGATTATAGAGTATGTCAAACTCATTGGACATTTCTGTTGTAGTCATAATATTTATTCCTTACTTTATATATTGTTTTATTGTTTTACTTTAGCTTGAATTGTAAGTAACAAGTCTTGTCTCTTAGGACTTTCAAGGAACTTAGCTGCATTTGTGATTGTTGGGTCAGTATTACCTTCACTAAGAGCTTGATTAGTTTCAGTTATATAATAGAAGTCACCTCTTCTTGAGATAATACCATTGTCAACAGCCTGATGAATAAGAGTCTTGGTTTCAATAAGCGGGTCTTCAATTACATTTAAGAACAGCTTAGGATTAGCCTTGATTTGTTCATTAGCCTGTTGACGCAAGAATTCAATCTTAGTTGAAGGAGCTAAATTCTTACCAGTAAGTGTTTCAATGACAAACCTAAGTACTTCAACATTATCTTTATATTGACCAAATGCAAAATAGCATCTTGAAGTAACACTCATTTCATCATCAGCAGCCTTAGCTTCATCATTCTCATTAATGATAACATATCTATAAGTTGCCTTGTTAGCATTTCTAAGTTGCTCTAATGAAGGACAGATATAGTCTGACCAAGAGAGCAACATCTTATAGACCATATAATCATGAGCATTAGCTAAATTCAAATATGAATCTTCTTTAGTTAAGGTAATTTCAACATTACCATTACCACTAGCCCAGAAGTTATCTTCATCTTTTCTATAAACTGATAAAGCATTATCTTCAAGTCCTAAGGCATATTCTAAGTAAGCCTTTTCATCATTAGTCAAGCAGTTCTTGATAGTACCATTTGTAAGTCTAGGAGGACCACTGAATGTAACATGACCACCTTCAACAAGACCACCACTCAAAGTATGTTCTGGGTCTTTAATAAGAGGTGAAGGCTTATTAATGAATCTTACAATAACTCTTTCATTTCTAAGGCAACTCTTCAATGCAGAAGTATCCTTTTGTTTCTTACCTTTCTTTTCAATAATTTCTTCTTCCATTTTATTTTCTCCTTTAAAAAGTTGTCAAATAGATAGGACTCGAACCTATGACCTCTGGTTCCCAAAACCAGTATTCTTCCAACTGAACTACTACTTGATAAATAAAAGGGGATGGGGTTACCACCCCCTTTTTAATATATTAAAGTATGTTGTATTAACCTCTCAACACATCAGGAATGATAGACACCACTCTAGTTGGGTCAAGCACACACATACCTAAGACAGCTCTCTTATGGACAACTGCACTGTTCTCATCATAAGAAGCGTGGTTGTTACCCATTTCACCAGTGAAAGGATTACCGAAAGGACCAGCTTGATAACCTCTCACCTCAGGATAAGCCTCAGTAGTGCACTTGAAGATGTTTTGTTCAGTACCACTACCTAAGTCCATAATATCCATTCTATGAGAATAAGCAAGAGAACCATCATCAAGTCTAATCTTGTTTCTCACAGGGTCATTATAGGATTGGTCAACCAAAAGGTCAATAACAATACCCATAGGACTTCTCCACTGAGTGAATTGGAAGCCAGCACTCAAGGAATTCTGATGATAAGGCGAATTAACCTTCTGAATCATATTGACAGAACTGTTGTCAAGAGTCAAGTTAGTCCAACCTTGGGTTTCATTCAAGATAGCCTTATGGAAGTCCATAGCACCACCATCACCAGTAGTAATGGTAACATGTCTATTAGCATAGTCAACCTTACCACTCATCAAGTCCATAAGTGACTGTTCGAGTACTCTAAGATTGAATTGGTTGACATATCTGACATTACCATAGTCAAGCTGTTGATACAAACCAGCTGACTTTCTAATAGCCTTGCCAGAAGGACCAAAGTCCATATATTCACCATTTTCATTTCTATTGCTCTTACCATAAGCAAGTGCTCTGTTCTTTTGGTCTCTAAAGTCTCTTTCAAACAAGAAGTCAACATAAAGCATCCAGCCATCATAAGTAACCATCTTGCCGTCCTTTTCAACTTGCAAACCAACAGCCATCTTATCATAGCACATAGCACCATCAACTTTGTATTTGCTTCTGATAGTAGAGAACTCATTTCTCATCTGAGCATGAGTTGCACCCTGAAGGTCACCAACCTCTCTATCCAAACCATTCTCAACAAAGTTTGCCTCAAAGCTGAACTTCTCACCAGGTTGCAGTCTTTCAGCTGGAATACCAGCAGTATTAGCACCACTTAAATAGACTCTATACACAGTGTTAGAACCTTCATATCTAGGCTCATCCATCACAACAAACTGATAGACCTCATTCAACTCACCAACGATAGTAGCACCTCTATGCACCCAGTCATTACCAAAAACCAAATAGAAAGGCTCTTGGTTAGCACCAACAGTACCAGTAGTAACAACATTACCATTAAGAGTTCTTGCTTCAAGCAAAGGCCAGTTCTTTCTAGAAGGTCCCTGAATATACCAAGTATATTCATCATCAGTCTTAAAGGTCTTGGTAGGCAATTTGGACATCAAAGTATCAAGGGTATTGCCGTATCTCCAAGCCATCAAATTCACAACATTCTATGCAGCCTACTGTTGGTTATGCATACATAAGTAGGCTAAAGATTCTCTAGTCTGCAACCCTTTCCATCTTTTAGGTCCAACAGACATTCCAGGTCTCAATAATCCTGCCATAATTGTTTATATTTAAAAAATTAGTAATTAGTCTCCAAAAAGAAATTTCAAATCATCATCTTCTTCCGAACTTGAATTAACATAGTTAAGTTTTCCAGAATTAACTCTATTAGTTCCCTTGAGTTTATTCTCAAGTTCCCTGATACTGGAAGTTCTTTCCTTCTTAACTTGCTTTTTAATCAGAGGAGAAAGGTCTTTAAAACCATCAGTCATAGTGTAGAACAAACTTACATATTTAAGGAAGTCTGCTTGGTTTTCCATTTGATATTTCTGGATTTCTGTCAACCAATTACCATCCTTAGTTTTATATGAAGGTTTGCTGATATTGTCATAGACTTTCTGCCTCATTCTTTTGTCCATTCCAATTTCATCGAAGATGCCCTTATCTTCAACGATGGACTTGCGTAGTTCTTCTCCTTGCCTACGCATATCTTCCTTATATCTCTTAGCTTGCTCCTTACCTTCTTCAATAAGGTCACTATATTTTTGAGTATAGAACTAAACATTTGCTTGAAGGGCTTCAATTGCATCTTCTATATCAGTGCCAGCATCAAAAGACTTCTTCACTTCTCTTTTGATTTTATCTTCCGAATAACCTCTATTCATAAGGTCTTGTGCAATAATTCTTCTCCTAAGGTCATCACCTTTGGCACCTTCTTGTTTTAAAGCATCTTCATCAATGTTGTTAAGAGTAGTAAGGATATTTTCATACTGTTTGATTTCTCCAATATCTGCACCTGCATTTAAGGCATTCTCAATTCTTTTAGTCCTCTCATCAAGTCTGTCTTGGATTACCTTCTCAATAGCATCCTTAAATCCTTCATCATCCTTAACATTAGTTATATCCTCATCACTAAGTTCGGGGAGAATTCCATCTTCCTTAAGGGCGTTAAGCACGGAAGAATGAAAGTTAGGAGAAGAATTGTTGCCGCCCTTTTCAGAGTTATTCTCCCCTCCCTAGTTTTCTTCTTCTCCATCACCTACGCTCTCCTGCAAACCTCCAAACAATTCATCTGGGTTTACATCGGTAATGTTATTTTTCTGTTTATTACTTTCTTCTGTTACAGTCTTTGCGTCTTCAACATTGTTTTTATCACCCTGTTGAACAACATCATCATTTGCATCTGCTCCTTCTTCCATACCACCAAATAGGTTATTTACATCAATGTCTGTAAGAAGGTTATCAAATCCTAATTCTTCCATAATATTTTCTCCTATCAAATTTTTTGCAAAAGTATATAAAATAGGAATATAAGAAACTAGGTTTATTTTAGAGTTAATTAATACATTAATATTAATTTAAATTTAATGCAGCGTATTTAAAACAAATATAGGGAGCTATTTAACTCCCTATATTACTTTGAAAGTATCATTTTTAGTTCATCAACCAACTACATCATAGTTTCTCCTGTAAGATATGCAACATCCTCACCATAAGGATTAAGTTTTTCTATCTTTGCTATATCATCTACAAGATGCCTTACTTCATGTGTTAGTGAATTGATAGTTTGTTTAGGATTAGTTGTAGGAGCAGTTACTATTACTGAATGATGTCCTTTTGAATAAGTAAAACCTGTATTTAACTTGTTTTCTATCATTTTATCCTTAATTTCTTTCATTAAGTCTTTAGGACATCCAATTATATTTAAGTCATTTAGTATCTATTCTATATAATATGTATCCATACCTATATAGATATGTACTCCCCAACTATAGTTTTCTATGTCGAAAGTTTTTACAATCACATCATGTCCTCCCATATTACAGGGATTCCTTTAGCAATGGTATCAGCATAGAATCTAGTAAAAGCTATACTATCATAACCATCTTTATCTCCTATATAGTCATATACATACTTATATAGAGCTTCATCATTTACCAAGCTGCTTCCAAAAAAATCCGATTTAGCCATACAATACACATATACTATATCATATCCTTTATGTTCCATTTTAAGGTTTCTTTGCAGTAGTTGCTGTTCTAAACTATTCTTATCAATCATTTTAATGGAATTGCCTTCCCTACCTTTCATCATTGAAACAGCCCATTCACACATTTTCTTACTGAAATGCCATCCATAGTTTTGGAGATAGTTATCCATACCTGCTGGCTTTACCTCATAATTGTCTAATCTTGCTTCCATAATTTCTCTTATTAAAAATATAGGGCAATAGTATTCCTACTGCCCTATATAAAGTTTAACAATTAATTATTTATACCTCATGGAATAACCTCTACGTTCATTATAGTCTTGAGATTCCTCATCATCTCTACGGCCATATCTTCTGCCCATAGAGCCACTTCTCATACTCATTCTCTCACCATAGAGTTCTTCCATTTCCTCTGCAAGTTCACAAAGTATTTCGGTACCTTCCTTAACCATCATAAGGGCTTCCATAAATTCTGAGGTGTTTCTTTCACCTTCTTTTCTTTTCTTTTCCATTATAGTCCAACTCATAATTTTATTCATTTTTGTTGTCAAGTAATTTATGGAGAAGCTAATGCATTTCTGAAATTTGTGTTTTCAGTCCTTCAATCTCTTTGTTTCTTTCAGCATCTGCCCTCTTTTGGGGATCAAGTTTGACAAGTAATTCATCACACTTGACAACCATGCCTTTATGGAACTCTATTTGTTCCAAAATTCTCTAACTATTCTATTTTAGGTTATTTATTTCCTTAAGTATCAAATCACTATTTTCACTAACTGTCATTCCATTACCATCATCAGCTATACTTGCGTCCGCAGGGAGATTCTAAAACATCACATCATTACCATCCATTGTAGCCTTGATGTTCACTGAGGGTTTTGGAAGGAAACCAGTCTAATACTTCAAATTATAATTTGGCATTGATGGCATAACCTACACTACCTCAGCTGTGTGAATTTCAGGTTTGTTCTTATCAAGAATATAAATCAATGCACCCTATCCTAAGTTACTTAACATGATTAAACATTTTTATTGATTAAACTTAAACTGTAGGAGAAACCAATTGTAGTATACCATTATACCAATCATAAAACACAGTAATGATGCCTGTACCTACATCAGCAACAGTAACATTAGTACCTCCTAAGAGGGTTAAGTTTCTGGTATTACCATTAAGAGTAAATCTTATAGGCAAAGTTGTAGTAGTACCTGTAGGAATGGCATCACTCAAATTGATTGTAAGATAACTTACAGCAGGTATTCTTCTGAAACCAAGCTGAAAATCAACAGCATCAGTTCCAACAGTCACTCCAGTAGTCCTCAAATAAGGGATACCATTGACATTAGTGTTTATGTTAAAGCAATTCATGGCTGTCCTCCTTAGAAATTAAAAGGTGAATTAAAATTACCATAAATACCACCAGATACATAAGGAGTAGTGTTGACTGCTGTCAACTGAGGCCACTGCACAGGAACAGTATTAGGCTGTTTTGAAGCAATAGCATCAATCTTATCATCAAGAGCAGCAAAAGCACGATTGAAAGCCAAAGTCTGGTTATCATTACTGATTTGATTTCTCAACTGAGTAATAATGTCACCCTACATGTCAATCTTACTCTACATATCTCTTTCTCTAGCAGCACAGAACTCACTTATCATAGAAGTCTTAAGGTCAGCAATAGCATCGGTTATACCTCTACCATTTGCACTAATTGCATTACCAAGAGTATTGGTTTGTTCAATAGTTCTCAATTGACCTTGATAACCCTGTTCAGTAACCAACTGTCTCATGTTGCAGCAACACTCACAAAGCTGTGAAGCCATAGAAGCATTACCAGCCTAGATAGCATTAATCACTTGTAAAGTACCCATACCTTGTGCATTTGCAATTTGATTCAAACCAGTAGAAATAGTTTGAATACTATTATTCACAAGATTAAAGTCCTGACCTAACATAGTAGATAAGGTAGAAATAGCTTCATGCTGTCTTTCGCCCTAGGAAGTAATGGCATTCATCAGAAGTTCCCTACCAGAGTCATTATTAATTTGATTACTCAAGAATCCAGCACCAGCTCCATTTCCAAAGCCACCGTTGCCAAAGATACCATTGTTACCAAACAAAAGACCAAGAAAGAAACCGAGGATACCACCTCCCCAGCCACCTAAGCCATTGCCAAAACCATTGTTATTCATAGCAAGCCAAGGCCAAGCATTGTTCATCCCATTGTCAGGATTGAACACATAAGTTTTAGTTTTTTCTTCCATAATTTTTACATTTAATAAGTTAAATTTTAATTGTTTTTTTTTATTTTTTTTGTAAGCTTACGGATGCAAAACTATGTCAGAAAATCATTTTTGTCTAACAAGTATATATAAAACAAAAAACCCACTCAGTATCAACTGAATGGGTTTATAAACAAGTGTAAAATATTTTACTTTATTTTTAAGATATCTTCTTTTAGAAACACCTTCTCTTTTAATCCTACAATCTTCTTAGGCTAAGGAACCTTACCTTCTTTAATCCTCTTGTTTAATGTAGGAATGCTTATGTGTAGTAAGTCAGCAGCCTATTGTTTACTTAAAAATTCAGGCTTATTAGGATGTATCAATTCTCTCATTGTATCTATAAGACTATAACAAGATTCTTCACTTAAATCACAACTACCACTTTTAAGCATATCAAGACTATCTTCAAGAAGATGTATTAGAATCAAATGGTCTTTAGCTTTCATATTTTCCTCTTATATAAATATAAAATAATCACTAAGCAAACAAATAATAATATTAAATGTATTGAAATATATACCCAATCACTTATATTCTCTCCAAAATAAACATCTAATATGTTTATAATATCATTTAATACAACATAATGCAGAAACATTCTATGATATTCACAAAACTGAAATACATAACTTGTAAGATAAAGGAATATCATTGGTAATAAGGACATTCCTGCAATGTGAGATAAAATATAAGAATCTATACCGAAGATATATAAAGTAGTGTTTAAAACATAGCAAAAAGCAAGTAACATTGATATTATTTTTAGCAATACCAATGTTACCTTATAAAGCTTCTTACTTCTTAACCTTGATTTTTCCTCCACAGCTCTACTTGTGTCCATTATGTTTTACACCAGCTTTAGGAGACATACTTCCACCGCGTTTTCTACCAGCCATATCCATACTTATTTAATTATTATTCAATTTCTTCTTTTTCTCCAGTATATTCACCTGTAATACCTAATATAATAACACCGTCTTTGATGTTTTCAGCTTTAAGATTAGCGTCTACTATTTGAGCTGTTGCATATGCAGAGACATCTATTTCTTCAGTACTTGTTATATTTATATTACCAGTAGGTGCTACATTCTTATTGTAGTTTCCAGTAACATTTATTCCATTTCTGTCTTTAAGAATTATGTTATTGTTTTCCTTAGTATAGAGGAGTTCTTTATCACCTAATTCTCCTAATGAACATCCCCAAACTATTGTCTTATCAAATAATTTACCTATTTTATTTTTAGCCATATCTTTAAGTTTTATTTTGTAAAGTTAAACATTATTTATTATAATAACAACTATTTATTCTCCTTTTTCATCAACTTTATCAGTAGATTCTTTTAACTGATTGAAAGAGTTAGTATTACCAAATCCAAAGTTACCACTAAAAGCTGTACCAAACACTTGCATAAGTGCATAGTTAGGAACACATACCTCATCTACATTTTCAAACACTCTCATGTTCAACACTTGCAGATATAAATCCATAGCTATCTTTTGGTTCTTTAATACAAGTCTATTGTTAGGAGAAAGTTTATAATAGTCTTCTGAATTCATAAACTCAGTTAATTTAGATAACTTATCTTTAAGTTCTTTTTGTTCTTCTATTAGTCTTTCTTTATATTTTTCCATATTAATGTTTTTTAATTTTAATTCTTTTTAATTTCATTTGCAAAAATAATAATTTATTTTGAATCATTAAGTATTTTATGCAATTTTTTAACTAGCACTTGCCGTTATGATAATATTACCCATAACGCTGTTGATGTAAATCTCTCCTATGCTTGCTTCATACACCGCTGCAGTGAAGCCTCCTATGACATTTCTTTCGTTCATTGCTATATCATTTTGATGGTGCCGATGAAGATGATGTTGAGTATTTCTGAGAGTTGCATTATTATATCACTTTAATTATCCAAAACTCCATGTTGTCCGAAGCATCCTTGCATATAGCAGTCAGCCGTGCACCAGTAGTTGCACCAGCATCCACTGAAACAACACCGCTTTCAATGCTTATTGATGATACTTCGCTTGCCCTCGTTTTCCACGAAGCTGCGTTCAAAACTGAAGGTGTAAGCGTTGTTGTGCCGCCAGCCGCAACTTCAACAGGAGTAAGATGCACATATCTGTCCACGCCAGCACCGAAACGAATGCAAGAGAGGAGTGAGTTTACCTTGTCAATGACAACAACATCCCATAGTTGCTCCCTTGCATCACCAGCGGCTCTTTCGCAGAAATAAGCACCTTCTGGAGCTTCAGCAGACAAACCGCTCTCAAGATTATAAACCTTAGAGCAACCGATATTTATTTCAACAAAAGGAGACATCCATTGGTCATCGAAATGTGTATGTCCGTCAAGCAATACAAGGAACTTGTCAAGGTTGTTGGCGATGATGTTTGACACCGCCGTTCCTCCGTTAATTGTGGTCGAAGTCGAGTAATTATGCGTTTGCAATAATGGAGTGTGCGTGAAAATTACTGCCTTATAGCCAGACGGCATAGAGTTGAATGTGGCCGTAAGGAAGTTCTGCGTGTCGGATGTGAAGTAATACTGACCATTAAAATTGATACTCATAAGAACGATGAGGCGCAACCCAAGACGGTCAATGTCACGATAGTAGTTGCATCCGTTCATCGCACCTCCTACAGTTGTTCTTTCGTCAACTTGTTGAATGAACTCTGCATAAATCTCTTGACTTGTTAATCGTCTATCACCATTATCTTTCGCAAAATATCTATTGTCGTCATGATTACCAATAGTGTATAACAAAGGCACTCCGACTTGAGAGAAAACCATTGACAAATCCCGCGCATCTTGTTTTCCTCTTGCTGCCGTCTGCCTTCCGTCAATTCCGTCGCCAAGGCAAACCATATTATCCAAACGAATATGACGCGACAATTCTTTCATAGTTGGACCAAGACCAAGAACAGCGAATGGAGCAAATGGTCTATAACTCTCATCGATGTCTCTATAATGTATATCGGTACATATAGCAAGAGTCACCATCTCGTTACCTTGACGTGCCTTTACCTTTGCCACAGTGTCTGCCATCTCATCATAGAAATAATCCTTCATCTTCTCTTTGTCAAGGAAGGTGATTTCAAATGGAACTACAAGACCAGATGTTGCACGAAAGGCAATGTATGCGTCTTTCATGTCCGTTGCAGCGTCTGTGATATAAATATCATATCCGTAAGAAGGAACAGACCAAGGCTCTCTACATAACAAACCCATTGAATGATTGACATCACTATTATCTCTCCATCCGAAATACAACTTGTTGTAATTATCTCTCTGGCTTGTCGTTGACCAGTTTCCGTTTGGGAAAGATATGTGCATATAATCACCAGGCTTCGCGTTAAAATAATAGTAGACACCAGTGTCACCATTACCAGTGATGGAATCCTCTATCTTACCACTACCTCCGTTTTTGATGTCGTCTTCGAGCGAGTCTATTCTATCATTGCAATCATCTATCCTATCCGACAAACTACGGTCATCAACCAGATAAATGTGTGCTGGCTTGTGGCTGTTTCCTTGTGAATCTGTCAGTCTGATGTACATGTAATGGCCGTCACTCGGTATAGTAACATCGTAAGGCGACATTTCCGTTGTCACGACTACGCGATTTGTATATCCCGTTGCGAATGTGTTTACGTTAGTTCCATTACCCCCATAAGTATTTGTTGTCATTACGGCAAAGTGAATGTTCTGGTCATTACCTCTTACAAGTCTGTACTTTTCACCAGGATTCACTGGCATCATTACACTTTTCCCAGAATTACTCCCCCATTTTGCAGGGTCACTATATATAATCAATGCAGTCTTGGTAAGTCCACTAATATCTTGGTCTGTAAGCACTTCTTGAAAGATTTCCTCTCCAATCTCTTTGCCCATCTCAGCAGACAGAGCCTTGTCTACGCCACCCGTTACAAGGTCGTTGATTATGCCGATGGATGTCGGAAGTTCTCCGTTTGTTCCGTAGGGATATATTGTTTGATTTGTCATATTGTTGATTTTTTTATTGTGATATATAATTTAGCATATCTGCATCGTTTAATAATCCTTGATAAATTTTGATGTCGTAGATTGTTGCAGTTATTCCTCCTACGAGAAGTATAACATTAGAGGAAGTCTGAGGCACATCGTCAACAATGTACCACCTCGAGAAGTCGGATGCAACGGGTGAAACTCCTTCAAGTTTCTTTGTCGATGAGTTATATCTGATAGCAACCTTTCTTCTTAACGCTCCATTGTTCCTTGAATATAACGAAATGCACTTGGATGTCCCACCTGATTTATACATTGATAATGCGTAGTAGTAATTACTTTTACTTGAACCAGCAGTACCATTATTCATCAAGTATGCCGTGTTTACTTTCCCCAATCTGAATGTTTGCGAGTTAGGACTTAACCCAAAAATACCTTCGTAGTGCGAAGTGCTGTTCCAACCATAGTTGTTACAAGTGGCATCGCATAGGATAGTCCAATCAATCGGTGGGTCAAACAGTTTAACACCAGTATCGGTAGAACTCGTTACGGGCGAAGTATTCTCGTATAATAGTATTGGTGCAGGTGGTGGTACAGGCGGTGTTGGTGCACCACCCAATTCCATCATCATCCGTCTTCTAATCATTGCATCCATATCACCACTCCTTTATGATTGCGTTGCCGTCAAGAACACTCACCTCGTATGTCTTGTTTGCCGCGATGACTGGCAGACCAGTGTTTGAATCTACGCAGTTGCCATCCCACGATGTGATGCTTGCAGGCCATGTCGGAATAACAGTGGTTGTTCCAGAAGTGAATGTGAAATAGTAATGGTTCATGTTGCCACTCACGGCAGCTGCGAATGAGAAGGTAGTCGCTCCTGTTAATGTGCCAAGTTTGTAGGTCACATCGGGCAGCATACCACCCTGCGGCTGCGAAGTCTCTGCCGTCTTCTTGTAGTAGTTCGGGTGCGTGTGATTTAGGTCTACCGTTATAACATCATTATTTGTCAACAAGATGTCAATTGTTCCATCTTGTTGAGATGTTACTGACTGAAAACCTATACCAGTATCTCCCTTTGGAAGAACAAAATCAAAAACAGCGTCTCTTTGTGTTCCAGAATTAACTACACTAGCCGTTGTCCCTCCTGTTACAGATCCAACTTGTATAGTTGCAGAAATTCCATCTTGTCCATTTATTCCATCCTACCCATCAACACCATCCATCACGTTAAATGAATCTGATCCGCTTGCGTTTGTAATATAAATTTCATGACCTCCAGTAATCTATGTTACTTGAATTATTGGAGAAAAACCATCGGCTCCATCTTCGCCATCAATACCTGGCTATCCATCCTGTCCTTTTGGGCCAATGTCGCCTTTATCTCCTTTGTCACCTTTATCACCTTTTATAAGACCTCCAAACACAAAAGAAAGCTCTTGTGTACTTGAATTTTCGTCATACACTTGAGCATCTATATTGATAGGCTGTATCTTGATATCTATTGTTCTACTTAAAACATTCATATTTCATTATTTAACTTTCGTTCCTCAAAATAAATAGTTGCATTTTTCTTCGCATGAGCAACACTATTTTCGCTTGAACTTACTATAGCAACCTAAACTTCGATATTACCAATAAAATTCTTGGTCACATCATGTGATATTGTAGTTTGATAAATACCTTGTGATACTTTATGAAGATTACTCTTAGATAATTTCATTGTATATTTATTACAGTATTCATCATAGAATCCTATAACAACCTATTCGCCACTACTTAAATCTATAAAATTGCCATCAATTTTATTTGATATTGTCATTACAAAAGAATCTCCCTACTATAACTTAACTTGTTTCATATCATATAAGTATTATTATGACCAAAACTATCTATAACTTATCATATTATATATGAGATTATAAATACTACAATTTGGAATATTATCGCAAGTTCTCCTGCAATAAAATCTTTTAAACTACAAACTCCTTTATGCATAAGTTTGTCATAAATTAATTCTTTACAAGCCATTATTAATGTAGATAAAGTAAAGGATATTATGACACTTGTTATAAAATTAAACATAAGCAATGAAATTAGCAGGAATATATCAACTATGACTATTCCTGCTAATTCATGCATTAGTTTGTCACGGTTTAGCAACCAAACAAGTTTCTGCATAAGTAAACTATTAACATTGCCAAGAAACCACCAATCACACCACCTTTAAGTATCGGAAACCAATACCAAGGATTCCATTTCTGTCTCTTGATAATAGCTATAATACCAGCCAACACAGGTGATGCAAAGCCAACCAATGCAGCCCAAAGTTGAATCATCTTGTCAAGATGCATCCACTTTGTAAGACCTAAAGTGATGAACAAAGCAAGAGTAACTATAAATGAGATAATTCTCACAACACCTTCTTTGTTTTCTTCTTCCCAAAGGAAGTAATGCTCATTGAGCCATTCATTAATGTTTTTGAAAAAATTTTTCATACTATTTTTTATTTTATTGATAAGTTACTTAAAATATTCTCCAATATCTACCAGTAGAACTATTGCTACTTTGTAGAGTCGTACCCTTCAATCTTAAGTAATAACTACTGTTGGAAGTTCTTATGAACGTTCACCATGCTGATATACTAAATAACATCTCCAATTAATGCCATCATAGCTTTCTATTCGTATTATATATCCATCACTTAAGCCATTGCCTTCTGGTATAAATGCAATAGTACCGTTATCATCTCTAATCCAACTTCCAATCCTATCGGTCATTATGCTGGTCATAATTGGACTATTGATTGAAGGTTCTCCTTCTGGATAATGATATTCTATAGATTCTAAATAAAAAGGCAAAAAGCGAATCCCAGAAGAATCCTCAAACGGTACTATATAAGTGTTTCCTGTAACAAATTCTTTGTTATACACAGCAGTTACCGTAGAAGATTCAGAGTCTATTGTATCTGGATAAATAAGTAAATTCTTTTTATTCGTAAGTAAAACATCTTTGACAGCACTTTCAAAATCATGAGTAGTTTCTACTAATTCTTCAAGATGTTCTATCTTTACAGTATAAGTACCTTGAGTTTCAGCAAATAATAAAGTATATTCTTCATTAAAGAAATATGCTATTCGGAATGGATATTCTGAAAAATCCCCATTATGTCCTCCAATCCAAATACACTCATAATCTTTATCAGCAACGCATTTATATTTTACACCATTATAAGTTACAATATATGTGTCACCATAAATCAATTGAAAATCATTTTGAAACCCAACTATAAAACCTTCTCCAGGATTTGTAGTTAAAGTCTCTTCGTCAAGAGTTACATAAGATTTAGTTACAGTGTATCCAGGATCTTGTTGACTACCTTTACCACCTCCACTAATTTCAGCCCATTTACCATTAATAAAATGTTTCTCAACAGGAGTTTCACCACTTAAATCAACCCAAGTTACATTTGTTTGTTTAGGCTGATATTTACTTTTTATTGTTTTATCAGTAGTCATAATTACTTCTTATATTTACATTAATAAAAAATTGATTATAGTTTATTTCTTTTTTTCTGAATGTTTACTTTCTTTTAAACTTTCCTGTTTATCAGCAAGAAACTAATTAAATGGACCATCTGCCCACTCTACAAGATTACTTAATGTAACTTCCATAGAATCCATTCTATTATCTAGCATCTTTATACTAGACATTATCTAATTCTAGTTTAAATTACCCTACTTGGCAGACTATTTAACATCTTCCATCATACTCATCATATCAGTCCAATAAGTCTTCATTAAAGCTAACTACATGTTAATACTTTCAGTAGTGGAATTATTAGCTTGATTATCTTTTATGGTTTTGTTTTGTTTTCTATATTTAATTAGTTTATATAGTCCAAAAAGAAAACCTCCAGAAAATAAAACAGTTATTATCTATACAATTACTTCTGTCCAATCTATAGTCATCTATCTAATATTTTTATAAATTTAACTTCTTTTACATTAGAATGTGGATTGTTTTCCACTACATTAACATTAATTACAGTATGTTTACGCTAAAAAAGGCGTCCTAGCCACGTTTTCTTAGGTGGATTGATGGTTTCCCTTGTTGTATGTATAAAACAGTTTAAATCCGTATTTATGTCAATCTATGAGGAAATCTCATTAGGATATGCCATATGTAAACAATTCTAATACCATTCATCACCAAGGCATGTATCTAAGACAAAATCAGGATTGTCAAATATAGTATCGTGTACAATAATAGAATCTACAATATATATCTTTTCCTTAACTTTACCCATCTATTGTAACTTCTTGTCTTTGATACCAAGTTCTTTGCGTATCGAATCAAGTTCCTTTATTGATTTGTCGTTAAGAATTTCAAGTTGTTCTATTGTAAATTGAAATATCTTATTCTCATCTTGAATAACATCAAGTTGACTTTCATAAGCCTTGTTATTCTATAGCGCAGTATCATATTTTCTGCTGAGTTTGGAATACTCAATACTCTTGAATATCCCAAACCCACACAGAATAACCAATGCTATTATTATATAAATATATTTTTTCATTTTAATAAAGTTTCATCAAAATTTTCTTTATTGCCCTCACATGAGCATTAGCAATCTTTTGTCTACCAGACTAAGACATAATCAATTGACAATCAGGATAGTAATCCATAAAGAAATTCTCCGTTAAGCAAAAGGGACATTTTGTATTCTTAAGGATATAGAAATTACTTTCTTTATCAACATCACCATCAGAAGTGTCAAGTCTCATCTTCTTTGAAGGAAACTCAGTTTTCATTTCTTCCCAAAGGATTGTTGCTATATCATCAGATTTAGTCTTTCCTACTGATGTCCAAACTTCCCATCCAGTACCACCGCCAGCATTGGCATGAACACTAATTCCAAAGCATTTCTTCTTAGTGTCACTATAGATTTTATTTGCTCTCTTAACACGCTCTTGCAAAGAGATATCTTTATCTTCAGGAACCAATATATGGCATTTTATCCCAGATTGTTCAAGTTGTTTGGCTATACGCTTAACAATATCACGGTTGAATTCCCATTCAAATAATTGAGTTCCGTCAGGCCATTTAGGACTACACTTACCCAAGGTTTCCCTACCATGACCATTATCTAGAATTACTATAACATCCTTATTTTGCCAAGATGGAGACTTTTGCTTTAAGTCGTTTGATTTGAATAGGTTATTAAATATCATATTTAAAAAGATTAAGTCGTTTGATTTGGAATTGTATTTATAAATTCAAGTTTTACAAATCCAAATTGAATTGTTACAAAGTATTCACCTTTCGGAAATCTACCATTAGTTGGAGTTATATTACTTATATAGTTTGTATCACTAGTCAAATCAATATAACTTGCATTTATTCTAAGATAGATTGGATTTGTAGAAAAGAACTGCTATCCATTAGATACTAGACTAAAGATATAGTTGCTTGCTGTTGGATTATAATAAAAATCAAAAGTTTTAATAGTTATTCCATAACTATTACCATTAACCTAAAGTGCGTCTCTTACTCCAGTATATGTAACATATAATTCACTTGGTGGATTACCTGTTTCTATTCTCTCTATATGTTGAGAAATAGCATTATTTTGATTTTCATCTATTTCTATACCATCTCCAGCAGTATAGGTTGTACTCTATTGTGGGGTTGTCCAACCAATACCATTTGCTGTCTTTGTAAGAACTTGATTTGTCGAAGCTCCAGTAGTATTAATGCTTATTTCATTCTGTTGGGATATCGTTATTCCAGTTCCTGGTGTATATGTTGTTCCTGTTGGTAAATCCACCCATTCAATGGCATTGTTAGATTGTGACCATCCAGAACCTTCACTCGGAAACACATCTTTAATCTTTAAGAATTTACCTTTATTTGTTTGGTTAACACCCCAAATATGAGGATACACATGAGGGTCACTTGCAAGATTCCAAGTATCGTCAAAACCAAGAGATGAAGAGTTCTTGAAGATATTATAAAGAACTTCTGCCAACTGATGTATTGTGGTTGAATTCCAATTTATGTTTATAGACGAACCACCAGGATTATCATTGTAATAATTATTTATCTATTGTATAACATCACTTGCTGATACACAAAGTCTATGTTGTTCATTCTGATAATAACCCTAAACTGTAGGATAGAACTTAACTTCTATTGGTTTAAACGCAGAGCTTGCTGCTGGATGTGTTGCAGATAATATACCACCACACTGTGTAGGTGTAGCAAATCTCCATTCAAAATCTCCTCCTGGTTGAATACCTGGCTCACTAGGATTATCTGTCGTGTATGTATTTACCGCAGAAATAATATCTTTTGCATGTACATATAAGTTGTAATCACTTGCGGTTTGCTGATATTTGTACTTTGCTTGTGCTAAATAGGTTTTATTTACAGCAGATGTATCATTGTATGATAGTGTAAATCTATCAGCCCATATACCACCAACTATTTGATGACCAGCATAACCCAAATGGAATGGATTTTCTGTTGAATATTTAGTTATAGCTGTTCCAAGTCCACCATTTTCAAGTATATGCTCCCAATCAGATGTTGTCATATGCTCATATATAACATCTCCAATAGTGCCACCATCAACAAGTTCATCTGGAGAATTATCTGGATTACCAAATAACGGAACATGGTTTTCTTGGTAACCATCAGCAGATGCAACAGTATTTATCTTGTTTGCAGCAGTAGTATTAAATCCAACAATAGGATTCCACTTGCCACAATCATAAATTTTAAATATATAGTCACAATCTCTTTGAGAATTAGAGTCAGTTGTAGGTTCTCCATTTTCATCAAGGTGTGCATTCCTTGAAAGCCATATATCATATTTATTTGAAGGCTCATTAGGAGAAAACCACACTACTCTTCTTGGATTTAAATTATATATACCCATTATTTCTAAGTTTTATTGTTATTTTGTTTTCTTATTTGCTCTCTTCTAATTTGATTGTCACTTTCATTCTTCTGCTTATCAAATTCAAGTCTTTGCTTGTCCATATCTTTCTAATGAAGGAATTTGTCATTCTCTAACTTCATATTGGCATCAAATTCCCTCATTTTCTCTAATAAGGTTTCCCTCTCTTGATTATCAGCAATACCATCATTGTCTATATCCTACTATTGATTCATTGAAGCAACAAGAATCTTGGTTTCATTATCTCTTTGGTTAATCTAATCTTTAAACTAAAATTCTCTGTCTTGCATCTAAGCTTTAGCTTCAATTTCCTATTGCTACATCTGCTATTGCTACTGTTGCATTTGTTGCTCTCTCTGAAGTATTTCATCTTCAGATTGTTCAATCATTCTTACCTTCTCTGCAATAGAACAAGTTTGGAATATCTTCATTGCAGTAGAGAAGTTAATCATTTGGTTCTATAAACCAGCTTGAACCAACATATCAAGTTTTTGTGTCTATTCTTCAACTCCTTGTGAATTATCTACTATTAAGCCATAATCATTTTCTGCAAATTCATTACCATCAATAGACATTACTCTTTGGGAAATATCAGAAGTAATATAAGTAAACTTCATATTATTTCCTCTCATTGCGGTTTTTGCAGTTTCAAGGAAGCATTCAAGTACTCTCTTCTTAAGGTTTTCATGGGTTATAAATACCCACTCTGTAATATGTGAAGATTGAAGAGTAGCTCTCTCAACACCACCAACAGTTTCCCTATTGCTAACCTAACCTTCTCTTTGCTTTGAAATACCTACTACTTCAGACATTTCAGCCTTGATAAATTCGAGAAGATTAATATATTGCTATATCAGATTACCAATATTTGTTGAAAACACTGCTTGAGAAGCATTGTTTAAACTACCAACAGGTTTTCCTTGCAAGAAACCAGAACCCTCCTTGGCAGAATCCCTTACTCTAATATGATTTACTTTAGCATAGTATAACCACTTCTCTACATCCCATCCTTTAGGAACCAAAGCCAAATCCATATCAAGCATTGTGCCCCAATCTGATGCAAGAGCTTTATTAAGTCTATCTTTAACCACATCATAGAGGTAATTGTAAGGCTTCATCATATCAACCATAGAGAATGGTTTTCTACCATTGTATGAATAAATAGAACCTATAATTCCAAAGTGACATAATGAAGGATTGTTTATTCTGTTATATTGGATTTCCATAGGTCCCATATCCACATATACATCTTTACCTATCTTTACTCCATGCCAAGCTTCATTAATCCAAACTATTTGTTCTTCCTCTCCAGCATCAAAGTCTGTTATATATTCATCTGTATAGAATTCAGTGTAAGATTCTCCAGTTTCAACATCATACTTCTTAACTATCTTACACTTTCTTCTGGATTTCCAATACATTCTTACTACCCTGATATTACCAAATGGGTCATAAGGCATTGAATCTGCCATATGTTCTCCATAAGCATTGAATGGGTCAAAAATAAAGTGACCCTCTTCATCGGTTCTCATGTAAGCAGCAGTATCATCATATTCATCACTCTCTCCAACTCCATCATGTGTAAAGTCCTTGTATTGCTTCATAAAAGCTTTTGAAACCTTTGCAAAATCCTTATCACTAAAGAAGGTATCAAAGATTTTACCTGGATTCCAATATTGAGTAATCACTATAACATCAGCATCTTCAATCTTATTTGAATAGCCTGACATATAAGTATCAATCTCAAAAGGATTTATCTTTTCAAGATAAGGCTCTCCATTGTTTATAAAGCATTGGTAAATCTCTTCTCCAAGAACCAAACCATCCCAAAAGCCATAATGGAACTATAATTTAAAATCCTATTCTGAAGAATAGTGTTTTAATAGTTCATTAGCTCTTCTTTCTCTAATATCTTGATATTCATACTTATAGTATTTATTTATCTTCTAGAGCTATTCTTGGGCTTCTTCTTCACTTTGGGATTGATTCATTACCCACTGTTGTAAGTCATTGAATATAGCCTGTTTCTTCTGTTCTTCAATATCACTTATTGAAGTCGGATTAGTTACTACAACCCTATAGTTAAAAGGTCTCCTAGACTCTTCTCCCATAAGGACTTGCAGTTTGGCATTCATAATTGGGTAATGCTATATCTTTTCAGGAATATATCCTGCTTCAATCTAATCAGGATTTAAGATTAACTGTAAATCACTCATATCTAGTTTTCCTAGACATAAATCTTCATTAATCTTCTTATGTCTATAAGATTTCCTAACAGCTTCAATTACACTGGAATTGGAATTTGTAGCCCAATCCAAATGCTTCTTAGCCCAACGAGCAGTCTTACTTCTGTTGGGAATTTGCTGTTCAGGGAAAGTATTTATTCCAAATTCCATATTATTCTTCTATTTGGGCGCAAAAATACAAAAAACAATAAACACAAATGCCATACTCAATCAAAAAATTAAGTATGGCATTTATTAATAATTAATTCTACTAAAGTATTTTCATTGTTATCTTAGCACTGAACCTCTTATCATAGTTAGTGGTAAAGAATTCATCATTACCTAAATAATCTTTATCTTCCACTTCTTCATTTAATTTACCCATATCTCCCTAATATAGAATCATTTTCTCTTCCCTATATAGCATTACTTGCAATAAAGCCATTATTCTATCCACATTAAGATCAGGATTAAATGAAGCAAGTTCTCTTAATAAAGCCCTGCTTTTGATATAATAAAGATTAGGCAATGTTATCTGGACTGTAGTTCCATCATCATTAGTTATTTCTGTTACTATAGGTTTTAATAACCAATCCCTAATTAAACCTAAACCAAAAGCCTTAATAGGCATTGTTGCCTAAACTCCTTTACTTGAATTTCCCCAATTAGAATATTTAATCAACTGTCTCTATCTTAAATATTCAGGAGTATCTGCAAGTAATGACAAAGAGTTCATTCTTGAGAAATAAGCATAAGTGTTTCTTTTATTACAATTATGGGTTACTACATAATCTCCAACCAAATATAATCCATCTTCTGCATCAACTGTAACACATTTACCCATTTCATAGTGTGAAAATTCTATAGATTTTATTGCAGTATAGTTAATATAAGTATTTGCTTTACTTCCTTTTGACTGTGGAGAATATATGTGTTGTTTCTTTATTTTTCTTGGAAGTTTGAAAATACATTCATCTGTATAAATACATATTCTAAAGTGTGTAGAATACTAATTCTATTTATTTAAATATTTACTTGTATTCTTTGTACAAGAACAGTTAATTCCCAAACTTCTACACAAAGATTGAATATCAATACTTAACTACTCAGAGGCTGTAATATAAACAGAGGCTCCTACTTTAGTAGCACAACCATCTCCATCCATTAAACCCTTTAATAGATTAATTCTAGTGTTATAATCGTTGTGAAGATATATATCAGGAATGCTTTTAGTATAACTGTTAGTATTTAATACTCCTAATTGTTTTAATATACAATCTATATCATCTATATACAAAGTGTTGGTGAAGCTATCTTCTATCTCTTTAATTTGGTATGGAATAACAGTTTTATAAAATTCTAAATCTTCTTTAGAAGAAGAAAAATCTATTGTTCTTCTTTTTCTATTATGTAATTTATGATCTTTAAAACCACAAAAAGTTCCTTCTGCCAACAATAAACCAAAAGTATAAGGGTCTATAGGAACATCTTTATGCTCATAATTTACAGCACCTCCGTTTTTTATAAAGAAATTAGATTGTCCAAATTTATTTTTAACTCCTGCGTTAATCATATCTTGTGTAGTTATATTGACAATCTTACTTCCCTTATTAGAATGAGTTTTTACATTCCAAATGTGACCATTATTACACATTATTGTTCTACCATCCTATAAAGTCACTTTATATATAGGCATATATCTATCTACAGGAATATCAACAACCTTAACTGTTTTTCCATTTGGAGCAAATAATTGGTCTCCTATATTTATGTCTTTCCAATATTTATCTCCTTGTGGAGTATGTACTATCTAACTATAAGGGTGAGCTTCATATAGGCATCTAGCATTATAGAACAAACACAATAATCTGCATTTCTCATTTAAATCATCAGCAAATGCAGGTCTTCCTGTATATTCAGCCACAATTCTGTCAGTAAATAAGTCTAATACAAACATAGAACCTAAAGACATTGATTTTGCAGCATCATTCTCATAGTTATCCAATCCTATTATATATCTTCCCTCAGGTATTTTTCCATTGATTTTAACAGGCATTTCATAGATTTCCAAGGCTCCTTCAGTCCTTTGGTTTTCTTCCATACTTAAAGGAAAATCCCTAATAGGCTATTTATCACTTATTTGAAATTCTACATTTCCTGATTTTGTAAGAACTAAATCACCTACATATACATCATCATAAAAAGCAGGATCATTGTCTATCTAAGCTATTCTTTCATTAATCTAAGTGATTGGAAACATATTAGAGCCATATCTTAGAATAGCTTCCTAAGGAACAATAGGAATTTCTGCAATACGTTTTGTAATAGCATTTACGTCAGAGGTGTTATACTTAACCTAAAATCTATCCTAAAGAATTATAAGTAAGGCTTTTACAACATCAGAATTACCATTCTCATCATAACAACCATCATAATTCATATAACCTGGGAAGAAATAAGAAAAGTATTCCTTACCATAACCAATCCTATCATATACATTCTTTACTTCCTAGACTCTATAACCTATTGGATGGTACATAATTTCCTACATACCAGCAAAGTCAGACTCTTGGTCACCAGCAGTTCCAATACCTACAATCTAACCGAATGCTCTCTAACCTTCCTCAACAGAAGGTCTTAAGTTTGCATAAAGCTTTTTAAGATTACTGAAAGTTCCTGCCTCTTCAAGGATATAAAGAACACCTCTAGTACCTCTTAATTTTGATGCATTATCAGCTGAGGAAACACCTACTACAGTATTTAAAGACCCCTTCTAAGTGCCAGTATCAAGGTCTTTATATCCCATAGTCCAAGTCATATCATTAAGGGAAGACAAGAGTCTTTTCCTAGGAAACTCTGTATTCTGAGCTAAATGGTCTATAATAGCCTAGAATTTATTTAATGTCTGGTCACCTCCTATAAGCTTTGATTTATCAGCAGCTGTTATATATGATGTTACTCTCTTCATAACATCCCTAAACTCACCTAAAACAAATCTTTTACCTAACATTGAGGCAACACTCAATGACTTACCCTTACTTCTAGAAGCAAGTATAAATCCGTGCTTACCATTACCTCTAGCTCTATTTAAGTAATGGAACATTAAATAGTGACCATCCCATACTCTAGGAAAACCTACTTTTCTTCTACCACTCTTTGAATTATTACCATTATCTTCTGTAAGAAGAATAGGACAATAATTTAAGAAGAAATAATAGTCTCCAGGAATCCATTCTCCATCAGATTCTCTGACATAACCTTCAAAACATCTTCTATATTCCTCTCTAATCCACTTGCCATACTCACTTTTAGGATTACCATTAGGCCTTAATTTAGTATAACATCCATACTTTTCAAAATGAATAGCAGAAGGTCTGAAATAATCCATATCTTCAAGAATATGTGGATTCTCCAAGTCTACAATAACTCTACCCTATTCATCCTTAGGTAAATCCTTTACTCTCTTCCTATTAGGAGAAATTAGGTTTTTTATATAAGGTACCTCATTTATAAAACAAAGAAACTATTCCTGTATTTCCTCATCATATAAATCAAGTAACTCCTAAGTTATAGGAGTGTTATATTCATTCGTCAAAATTAATGCCATCTTCAAATACTGCTTTATTTTCATTACCTCCTCTTGCTCTACCATTTTCCTCAATTTCCTTAGTAATGATTTTCTCTGCTTCAAGTAAATCTTTGGAAAGTTGTGGAATCTATCTTATAGCCTGTGTAATAGAGCTGATAGTATAAACAGCCTTACCTCTCTCATCCCTTTCATTAAAATCTATCTTCTCAAGATAAGTACTAAGCTTGTCTATAGCTATCTTTGTTGACTACAAGAGCCTGTAACTTAATGTTATAACATGGGTTTTATAACATTCTATACACTCTTGTAATTCTTTAGTAAGTTTAAATCCTTTACTTAAACCTTCCTAAACAATTATTTCCTATAGCCTTTCATCATCATCAATAATATAACTATATGAACTTCTAGGGTCTGCATAATGATATATTACAGAAAGATATTCCATAAACTTCTCATTATCTTTCTAATAATATTTATTGTATAATTCTCTTAGAGGCTTAGCGAGAAAAAACTCTTCTGTAATCCTCATTTCAAAGTTTTCTACTTCTATTAAATGCATATCATAAAATTATAAGAGCCTCCTACTGGGATTGAACCAGTATCTCAAGATTACAAATCATGTATAATAGCCTTTATACTAAGGAGGCCTAAGTTTATTTTATAGGTGTATATTTAAAATTCCTAATTATTAATGGTGTATATTGTTGAATATCATACTTTTCAGGGTCTTCACACCATACATTAAAAATAACATTCATTTTATACCCTTTTTCAGGGTCTTTAATATTTTTAATAAGCTTTTCACAAACATTACCTTTTATAGTTCTTACTACTACACCATTGGCTTTGAATGTTATCTTGTTAGGAAGCCATTCACACTCATACTTAACAAAGTTTTCATCAGGAGATAGAGACTGTTTACATACAGGAATATTTCTAGAACCTACATGAGTTTTATTTAATTGATCATCTCTATAATGAATATTTGTTGTAGTTCTCCAAGAAGGTTTAATCCAAGGAAAGTAAGGCTCTGTAAGTCTAAACCAGTTTTTCTTTTCTTCAGTCCAACCTTCTTCAATATCTATCTCAGGAGGCCAGTTTCCTGCACCACTTAACCAGAAAGAAGCAGATAGATTTTTACCTCTAGGCATTTTCATTTCACAAGAGAATGTACCAAAGTCAAAAGCTTTAAGGCTTCTTATTGTAGCAACCTCATATTGAGGATGATAGACTTTTCCTTCCCATTTTACTTCTTTAGGATTAAGTTTACAATAAAGGTGGATTTCTCCATTTTCCATTCTTACTACTACATTTTCAGAATTACTGTACCAATAATAAGGATATTCTTTGTGGATTATTCTACCACCTTCCATTTCACATTTCCACGAATGATTACACCAATTAAACTGCATAATATTAAAGTTTAAGTACTCTTGAAGAGATTTGATACAGTGGACCTTAGGGGACTTGAACCCCTCCTAAGAGCTTGCAAAGCTCCCGTGCTAGCCAACTATCACTAAAGGCCCAAGTGGGAGAGATAAAAAAAAACACATAATCAAAATGAATCAATCTATGAAAAACAACACAAAAAAAGAACGAAAGATTGTATAACTCTCTCCCTAATTATCCAATCTTGCGGAGATAGGAGTAATCGAAACTCATACTAATACAAGTACCATCTGCTTAGCAGGCAGTGTCCTTTCCCCAAGGATTCTCATCTCCAAAAAGGGAGATTTACATCTCCCAAAAAATATATTTAATATGAAAAACAACGAAATCTTTAATTAGGCTGTAATTATTTCATTTTATCAAGGATATCATGTGCTTCTTCATGTCCTAATCCTTTAAATCTAAGGAAATAAAAAAGCCAATGAAATTCATCATCGTTTAATACTAAAGTATGTGTTTTATCTTTATCTTCCATTTAGGCTGTAATTATCTCATCCTTAACTATCACAATATCTGATACTGGATTCTTATCATATTCAACCTCTTCTGCTTCATCATAAATGACCATAATGTCATTATCTTGAATATGCATATACTTTACACCTTCAATATACTCAAAAGGAGGTCTATAGTCAATAATCTTTTCTTCCATTAAATCTCTCTTAATGGAATTCTCTTCAAATCTTTTTATTGCATATCTACCAAGACTTACCTTAACAAGGTCTCCTTCTTTAACTGTCTTTACAAAAGGACCAATTGCAACTACTCTTTGCCAAGGCTTAATTGTTCCTTTGGTAAAAATCAACAAACCGTTTTTATCAAATTGGTCCTTATCAAACAACTCATAAGTTGTAAAAACCCCATTAAATGTTGGTCTTGCTTTCTTTACTTCTAACATACTTCTTCCTTTGATTAGTTTTTAAATAAGTTTTATAAGTGCAATATAATTTACCTAGTGAAGGGATATTTATACAGGTTTTCATTTTATTAAATTCTTCTTCTGTCATACCTTCTTTAAATGGTAAAGAGCTTATATAATTCTTTATTTCTTCCCAATAAGATGAATATAAGCTCTTTACAATATCCCTATCAATACCAAGCTCTTCAGCAACTTCTTTATATGCTCTTTCAAGATTATTCATTCTTTCTATAATCAAACCATAAAAGTAATCTATAGCCAGTATTGTCTTTTATGTTAGGTATAAGTTTAGGATTAATCTTGTTGTCAGCAATCACTCCTGCTTTTCTAAGCTTGTGCATGGAAACTTGAAATCCTGATGCTGACAGTCCACACTCATCTCTAATTTTAGCTTTGGTTTCTACACTAAATAAATATTCATCTAATAACTCAGTATCTTTTATATCCCTGCCTAGTTCTTCCCTAAATTTACAGAAGGTAGATAAAACCCTTATTTCTGTAGCATTTAGTTTATGTATAGGCTTTAGCATTTGAAACCATTTCTCATAGAAATCAAGAGTGTCTTTACAAGGAATCCTTATACCACTATCAACATTTGGTAAAGTTCCCATAATTACTCCTTATCTTCCTTTTCTTCCTTAATTTCTTCCTCAGGTTCTTCCTTAATAGTCATAATTTCCTTGACTTCATTGACACAAATATCAATAAAATCATTATCAAAATAACTACCTTTATCCAACACTTCAAAGAGATAATGCAGTCTTACTTCAACATTGTTAAGTCTTTGCATTTGCTCTTCATATTGTTTGCACTTAGCAATCAGTTGTTGGTTTTGCTGATATAATTGACCAGCAGCTTTTTGTAAATCTTCATAAGAGATTTTCTTAGTTTCTTCCTTCTTACCTTCTTTACCAGTCATATTGACTGTCTTGTTTTGATTTTCTCCCATATAATTTTAAATATTTATGTTTGTATTTAGTTTCATATAAATCTTCCCAAGCTTCTATACTAGCTTTTCCTATATTAGTGTTACCACATTCATCACAGAAGCAACTCTAATCGTCCCATCCTATGATTTTAAGTGATAAGCATTCCTTACAGTATAATACTGGTATAGAATTATATTCTTCTCGTTCCTTATCAGTCATTTTTCTTTGTTTTAGTAGATTTCTTCTTTAAATCACTCTTCATTTGTTCTATCTTAGCTTGTAGTTCAAGTTTATCTTCCTCCAGTTTTTCTATTTTTGTAAGATATGGATCTAATGAACAACTCATAGAATAAGTAAACCAAGCAAATGATACAATAGCAAGAGCAAGCAGCTTGCCTCCAGTAAAAGCAGCATTACACAATAATATGTATGAATATACCCAAATAGCTATAATGCCCATTGTCAATAGAATATTGACGAATTTCTTCCAATTAAATTTCTTCTTCTCTTCCATATTTAACAGTTTTAAATTATCATTTGTACCCCTGGAAAGACTCGAACTTTCATTTTTAGTTTAGAAGACTAATGTTGCTATCCCTTGAACTACAGAGGCTTATGTTTATTTAAGCGTTTTTTAGTTTGTCGCCCCACTTGGATTTGAACCAAGACTCAGAGTTTTAGAGACTCCCGTGCTGACCATTACACCATAGGGCATTAAAGGGATTTCTCCCTTTTAATCAATCAATCAAATTATAGTCATTCTGGAATCTTATCATACATATCATCGTTGATGTTATCCCACATCTCAGTATCTTCAAGCTTTAAAGCTTTACAAAGATTAAGCCACAGCACATATTCATCAACAATCTTTCTACCCAGGTTATTCATTACACTGATATAGAAATCCTTATTGTAAGGTCCACCTTTCAAAGAAGCATTTTCCTTAGATAATTTATCTACATTCGCACTAGCTTCTTTTAGTTGTTCAGTAAGGCCTTCAACTGTCTTATTTAAAATATTGTTTTCTATATAGTACTTCTTATTTTGTTCTCTTAATCTCTTAATTAAATCTTCTTGTGAAGACTCATAGTTAACTTTAATTTTATCGCTTTTGGGTTCTTCTTTGGCTTCTTTCTTTAAAGTATTAAAGATGTAAGTCAATAATGCATCAACGCTATCAAATTCTTTTTCAATCATATCTTTTTATTATTATGGTCTCTTATACTTAATTCGTTTAATTCATCTTCAAAATCTATAAATGCCTATTCGTTTGTATATCCTAATCTTTCAGTTACTTCAATTAATTCTGTAGCATACTTAATAACTTGTCTATAACCAAACTTAAGCATTAACCATGTTTTATCTGTCTCCATTAGAATAATCCTTCTATTACTTGTTGTTTATCTACTGTAATAGTATCTCTCTTAACTAAAGAAGGTTCTAATCTTCTTAAATCCACAGGAGAACCAAAAGGACGGTCTCCACAGTGAGCTATTCTTGAAGAATCATATGGAGCAAACTTATTTTCTTTAACATACTTTTTCCAATCTTCCAAACTCCATCCACTAGGAAGATAGGCTAAGTCAAAGCATACCAAATAACCATCAATCAGGTCTTCCATTTCTACAATATTCTTATTTTCTTCCATATTTTTAATTATTAAACGCTGCAAATATACAACTTATTTTTTAATTAGCAAGTGTTTTTATGAACTTTTTTTATTATTTTTGTTAAGTTATTGATTTACTTCACTTTATTTTATCAAATATTTTTTGTTTAAACATAATATCATATAGACATTTGCTTAACCATTCAACTAAAGGTTCGTTTTTACCTTCCTCCCAATACATACCTTCGTCAAGAATCATATGTAATAATTCATGTAAGATAGTCCTAATGATTTCTTCTTTGTTAATTTCATCACCATTAGGGTATTTCTTCCCTATTTCTAATTGCTTATATACTGCATCACTTGTTCCCCAAACAAAATCACAACCATCAAAATCTACACTATCTTTAAAAGATACTTTATACTCTTCTCCAAATATGTTAAATTTAAAATCTTTCATTTTGTTTATATTAATAAACTACTTGAGTACCTAATATACAATTACAAATTCCAGAACCTCCATTTTTAGGATTATTAGGACAGCTCATACAAGTGTTATTATAAAAATGTTGATAATAAGGAAAATTAGTATAATAAGTCATTCTATAATCCTGAGGATTATCATCTGTTATAACAACTGTTCCGTCTTTAATTATTATTGTCATATTTAAATCTCCTTTCTTCTATGCTTATATATTTTAGTTCAACAATTAGGTCTACCTTTCTCCATAATAGCTTCAAGATATTCAGAAAGAGTTACTTTACCGTTTTGAAGAAGCCAATAATAAGCTCTTCTTAACTCTTCCTTTGTTTTGCCTTTAAGCCATTCTTTATTTATTTCATTATTTTCTTCCATATCTATTATTTTAATGCTGCAAAGATAAATAAATTATTCATTATATAAGTATGGAGCTAATAAAAATCCTCCTTCTGAATATAAATAGCCTCCTTTATCATGTTTCCAATGTCTACTATTGAGTGCAAAGGTTGCCATCTTTTTCTAAGCAGGGGTACCATGTGCTTTAAACCAAGATGTAGAATGACCTGTTCTTTTCTTTAGTGCTGTAAATTTACCTCTATTTTTTGGTTTTATGTAGATGCCTCCTTTTTTAAATAAGTTACCACCATCAGCATAATTAGGAGTATTTTGTAAGCCTCCACTTAATATAAAATCTACAAAAGAATCTAATAGTTTATTACTCTTCTTTTGTTTTTGTTCTTCTTCTTTAGGTAATTCAGGATATTCCATATATTGTTTCATAAGGTCTGCATCTGACGCTCTTAAATACCAATCAGACTATTTAGCAGGTCTAATATTAGTTTTGTTTAGTATTAAAGTTGCAGCATTTGGATTTGTTTCATTCCAAAATTTATTAAAAGCATCTATCTAATTCTTTATATAAGGACCTCCGCTGCCTCCATCTGTCCAATTATCTGGTGTTAATTTCTCTGTATCATTTAATATATATTGAATCTATTTACTACTATCATTCAATAGACTTAGAGGCATTCTTATTGTATTAAATCCCATATAACCATTTCCTCCAATTCCTCTACTTGCTGCTCCTTTATTATCCATTTCATTATATGATGTTGCTAAGAAAGCAAGTCTCTAAGGCTCATTGTAGCCCCTTGCTATTAAAGAATCCTAAAACTATTCTAAGTCTTCAAAATTAGTTGCTCTTGCTTTTTTACCTTTGGCTTTCTAAAATTCTTGGAAGTTTACTCTGCCTTGAGGAACCACACTATCAATAATTTTTGAATTATCTTTATTTACATATCTTCTACCAATAACTTGCCCATTTTCATTATAAATAGGTTCTGGTTTTTTAACTAATCCTCCTATCTAGAAAGTATTAGGTATATATCTCCAAGGCTAACTTAAGGTATCTAATTTATATCTTTCCCTAAACTCCTAAGCATCAGGATTTCCTGAATTATACCAATCCAATTCATAATTTAATGTAGGATGACCATTTCTCTTTAAGAAAGTGTAAGTATCTGTCTTTTCATCATAAGCTACTGAAGGTAAGTGGTAATTATCTATAGTCCTAAACTTCTCCATTTCATCAAAAAGGAGAGTATTATAAGCTCTTCTCAAATCATAAGAAGATGTATCATTCTTTTGTTTAGGAACTGTAGGATACCACTAATCAAATGTAGGTTTTGTATTACCTCCTAATTGTAAAGCATGTTCTCTCACCATAGAACCAGGGAAGTAATATTCTCCATTAGGGTTAAGTTCTTGGTAATTTCCAAGATTATCCCAAGCAGCTATTTTGAAAGGAATACCTTATGTTGTAATATTAGTTCCAGTACTATCACCTTCAATTAACATATCATTCTCTTTTGAATTTGTATAGTACCCATTATTATCCTTAATTACTCTACCTCCTATAGCCTTATCATATAAACTCTATATATCATCAATAGAGTTAAGACCTAATCTAACTCCTTCCCTAATAACTTTAGCTTTCTCTTTTAAAGATAAATCCTTATACATAATAACCCTCCTGATATTTTACTTTATATGAAGTAGGTACATATTCTGCATACCATTCTGATGAATCATTAGTTATATTTACAACTCCTTCACCATAATGTAAGCAGAGCTTTTGTTTATTTTGCTTCTATTTTTTCTCCATAATATTTTCTTTTAATTTGCAAAATTAAGAAAAACAATTTATTTAGAGTCCAGATAAAAGGTTAATTAATTCCTATCCTACTTTTTCATTAATAATGACTGTGATAGAAAGAAGTCTTTACTGTAATTTGTACTCCAAATATAAACCCTATGACAGATAGTATACATGCTAAAGATATTATAACCAATTTAATTGGGAATCTTATTACATACCATAAGGTAAGTAAGATGTTTTTAAATATATTCATATTAATTTACTTCTTGTTTGTAAATAATTCTTCTAAAGCCTTCACAAGGTCTTCATAAGTATATTTCTTGTAGTAAATATACTTTATTTCCCAAGGTTTCTTACTCATAATCCAATAATAAATACATCTTCACTTACTACTAAGTAGCACATAAAAGCACCAATTAATATAGTTGCTATAATTTTAACCCATGCAATAACAACTTCTCTTTTAAATTCTTTCTTCATTTCTTTTTGTTTTTGACTATAAAATATTTAATGATGTTATAAACACTAATTAATAAATTAAGTATTCCTATAACCAAGAAGAATCTTCTAAAAGGATAGTTAGAATATAAACAGATTATAATTACATACAAACTTATAATGATAAATATCATATCTGTAGCTAAATGCCTAAGTGTTTGCATAATATTATTTTTTATCTTTTCTAAATAAATTAATTGTCGTTAATATAACAAGAATAACAGCTCCAGCAACAATCTCTTTCTCTTGCCAATTATAATTATTCCACATAAAATTATTTTTATATAAAGGAAGCCCAAGTTGTGGTTTATGAAAGAATGCATATATAACAAGTATTATTGATACCCCAAATAAAAACCACTTGTTTGAATAAATCTTATTAAATTTGTCTTTCATAATTAAATAGTTTTAGTAAATAAATAATTTATAATTCTTTCTGTAAATTGTTTAGCAAGATTATCTGGTATAGATAATTTATTTCTAAATAATGCTAAGGATAGAAACTCCTTATTAAAAGCAACTTCTTGTATAAAATCTTCTTCTTTAATCCAAATTGTATTGTTTGTATCTTTCATATGTTTTATTATAATCCTCATAAGTTTTACAATTGTTTTCATATAGTACTTTTATTCTCTTAAGTTTGTCAGAGAAAAATCTATCGTCCTCTATATATTCAAAATTAGCACATTCATAATATGAATATTTTGATTCAAGTTTTGTTTTATACATATTTATATCATCAAAAACCATATTATATTTGTTTTCTAGGAATTTTATTATAGCTTCTGCTTGATTGATATTAGGCAATTCATCTATTTTTATTAACTTTAAAAGTGCTATAGGAAAAACAATAATATATCCTCTTAAATCTATTAATAGCATATTCTTTATATTAGAGTATTCTTCCATAAAATCCTTATATAGGATAAAATGATTATTGTAAAAATGACTTTTACTAGGTTTGTTAATTATGTATCTAGCATAATCAAATTCATTCATTGTCTTTTTAATATAATCAAAAATCCAATCTTTCTTAGTTTCAAAGGTTGTAATAATCCTATCCTTTAAAGGAAGGTTTTTAATTTCTTCTATTTTTTCAGTTGTCATAACTTTCCATATTAATTAACCATAAATCATAATTGTCAGAATCGTGAGGCTGATTGATATCTTTCTCTAGTTTAATCATATCAACAGTATATTTACCTCCAGGTTGTATATTCAACATAACTTTGTCAGCATTATCAAATAGTGATTCAGGAAGTGTTATAGTAATCATCTTAGTTACAGTACCATCTTCTTGTACATAATTCTCGGTTTTATTTATTGAAGGTTTAGTTTCCTTATGAACGGTTCTTTTCAAGTTGATAATTTCAGTAATATTATTCATAATTTATTTATTATTAAAATCTTCATTAGGAGTTATAGAGAATGTAACACTTATAGCACCACCATTAGATTCAAGCAATTGTCTTCTTGTTTGAATATCTCCTTTCCAGAATATCTCAGGATTAATCATAAACTTACCTCTTTCTCCTGTAAGTAGACCTAACTTCTTTAATTGTACTATATTATTGTATATACTTTGTTTAGGCATATTAAGAAACTCTGACATTTCTTCCATTCTAGGTGCAGGTAAATATACAACACCTGTATTAAATTCTGCATTACAACACATCCACAAAAGAACACTTTTAGCCCTTTCACTTTTTATAGAGAAGAACAATCCTAAGTTATCTGTAAAAACCATAAAAAAGTTTTTATTAGGCTCTTCTTGTTTAGATGATGTAGTTTCTATATTATGTATTTTACGATGACAATCTCTACATAAAGTAACTAATAATTCTTCTGGGTATTCCCAAGGTTTTCTACCTTTTATATATTTAATATGATGAACATTTAAATATTTTGTACTGCCACAGTTTTTGCACATGTGGCCATCTCTGGTTAATATTTTCTCTCTATATTCCTTCCATTCTTTTGTTTGAAGTAATTCCTTATAACTATCTTTATTCAAATTGTTTTGTATTTTATTTTTCATATCTATATTCTCTTATAAATTCTATTCTATCACCGTTAAACATTACTATAGGGTTTACCCAGTATTGATATTTTACTGAAGAACGGGTTAAGATGTTTTTATCTAATAACTCTATTATTCCGTCCCTAACAGACTTTCTATTTTTAAAACCACAAGCATCCATACATGCATCATTTGTTATTACTACAACATTTTTATTTATAGGAAGACTGTCCATAATATACCAAAGTATCTTTTGTGCCGTTGCTGATAATTGAAGTATTGTTTTTATACTTTCTCTAAACACCTTTATAAATTCCTTCTTGTCTTTCATTGTGGAAATAATTCTTCTGGAAACAGTCTTACCATCAATACTTATTTCTCCAGCAGTAGAACCTATTATTTTATTTCCACTGTTTTCATTTACATCTATAACCATAGTATCAATATATGGAAATATGTCTGCGATTGGATAATCATTTAATGTCATATCTTCTTATTTAAATTTTCTGCAAAGATACAAAAGATTATTTAATCTGCAAAATAAATAAACAAAATGTTTACACAGCGCATTATCATTTTGTTTATATTTTATCTTCAAATAATAAACCTATTAATAGTTTGTTTATTTATTTGCTTTTTCTAATAAACAAATCGTTGATTTAAATAAACACTTTTTCAAAATTTGTTTATTTAAATAAACAGACCCCTACTGATAATCAATATATTACAGAGTTTTCTTCTTAATATTCTAAGATACTCTTTCTTAAGTATTATCCTACTCTATTTCTCCTTTAGTTTAAATCCAAAAATTTTTATTTTTTTTTTATTTTTTTTCAAAATTTTTATAGGTGCTCTATATTTGGGTGAGGAGGAGATAAAAATAAATTTTTTATTTTTTTTGAAAATTTTCTGTATTAAGGCGAAGTAGAGATAAACAACCCTACCTCCCCCTCTCGTTCCTCAAGGTGGGGTAGTACCCCCTGGGTAGCAACACACTATTTTAAATATTAAGGTAAACCTTAAAATTTTGAATAAAATGAAAACAACATCTTCTTCTTCAAAGAAGTCCTCGACCAAGAAGGCCGAGGCAGTAGACCTCACTAAGTTCGGTATCGCCATTTCCAATGACGATTATAAACAACTTGAAGTTCCAGAGGAACTTAAAACACTTCTCAAGGATGAGAAGTTTAAGGTATTGTTCAATAAAGAAACGGGAAACCCGTTCCTTAAAGGCAACAAGGGACACCTCTTGTCCCTTTCATTTGATTCAGTTCCTGACTCAAAGAAGATATACTCCTTCCGTGAACTCCAGTTCGTAGAAAGTAGCCAAGGCTACAAATGCTGGCGCATCTTCTAAACAACAAGCTCCCTTCGGGGAGCTTCCCCTTTTCAGGGGAGCAACACACTATCTTATATGTGCTGGCGCACATAGGATGCAATTCCATTGCAGACCTAAATTCCTATCAATATACATAGGATGTGTACCAAAAAGTATAAACCTTAAAAACACGAAGCAATGAAAACACAAAACAACACCACAGAACAAGTTCTTATCAACAAATCAACTTTAAGTGCCATTAAACAAATGCTTTTTGGCAAGACAGGAACAAATTTAGCAACCATCGTTGAAGATGTCACATTAGGTGACAACGATGACTTGGCTGCAATAAATGTTGCATTGGCATTCCAAGGATTCAAGCCTGAGGTAGATAAAACCCCAAGGTTCAAATCTGGTTGGAAGGGCTACTCAAAATATGAGGTAATCAAATCCTCATTAATTACTGGACTCTTAAGAGTTAAAGTAACTTACTTCAAGTATGACAAAGATGCAGATGCCTTTACCTACAGTGAAGAAGGAGAACAGGTGATTACACCAGAAGCTTTCGATAACCTTTATCTTAATGAAGAAAAGGTGCAACAAAGCAGTAAAGGCTAAACACCTTATATAATAAGGTATACCACACCTTAAAGTGGTTGGCAACTTGGAAAGACAAGTATTTCAATTAATCAATTAATCAATCAAACTTGATGCAAGCACTCTGAAATGGGGAAACAAGTAAAAACACGCTTGAATAAAACTATGGCAGATAACAACATCCGCAACAACCGCAACAACAACATCAACCAAGAAGACCTCTTTGCAGAATCTGGCTTTGAAGGCCGTAACTGGAAGGTCGTCAGTACCCAAAAGGTGAGTGAATCTCCTACCTTCAAGGATAAGGTGGAGAAGGCAATTGTCCGTGATGGACACTTTACTAATGAAGATGGCGAAGAGCAAGTCATCAAGAATGTTGTCCTCATTATGATTGGGGGCAAGAGCAAGTCTTGGAAGCTCTCTCCGCTTGGTGAACAGTTCAAAGCTGGCACTAAGTTGGATGTGCAAAGTCTTGAGCTTCAGAAGATTATGGACGAAGACACTGGAGATACCTACTACAACATGAGTGCAGAGGCTCTCTAAGTCTAAAAAACATAACTAAATTGAGGTGAGAGATATTTTTATTTCTCACCTCATTTTAACTTTAAATGTGCTAGATGCAGCAGAAGTGCGCAATTCTGTGAAATAGCCTTGTTATGGTCCTATTCTATGCAGGTTTAGGTTGAAGAAGTTGTCTGTTCTCTCTTCATAAAACAATTGACGTAAACAGAGGTAACTAATAAGTTATTTAAACATAATGATTTAGGCCAGGCTTGGAGTAACCGATTAACAACTCCATTAACTTTTTATATTAAAAAACTCAATATAAAATATCCATAAAGTGAGGACTGCAAGCCGTGTGAAAGTCTATGGATTTTTTATGTTGATGAGTAGGTTTCTATTAATAGTTTTACTACTCATTTTTCTCCATAAACTATAGAAGTTATGCAGAGCAATACTGCTATGGAGAACGGTATTTTGCAGAGTTAGTTAGTGGACGCATTAACTACCAATAGCTTGATGAACTCCAAGTGAATGGATTAACTGCAATCTTAAAAATGGAGTGTTCTGCCACAAAGCCTGAAGTGGTAAATAAATCCGTAGACATCCTCCATATTGGAAGTAGGATGAGAAGGCATTTTATACAGTATGACAATCGTAGTAAACTTCATAGTAAGGTAAAGTTGAGTGTCTAAACCAAAACAACATCTAAAAGGATACTGTATTTATTTATAATCATTAGAAACAGTTTCTGACGATTTGTGCAGCAGATTAGTGGCTCATTAGAGAATACGCAAGAATATAATCTGTACCTTCGCATACAAATACCTTTATGGCACAAAAGCGTAGGGAATGCACTTTTAATTTGAAAACAACTTAAATACATATAATTATGGAACAAGAATATTCAAAGCAACTTTACGAACTACAACAAAAAGCACTAACTGCATTAGATGAGTTCTGGGATTTCGTAATGCAACATGATAGAGAAATTAGAAAAGAAGCATTAGAAATTGCACAAAAAGAAGAAACAGATATCTATGACAACAATATGGGTATAGCAGTTAGGAAACCTTTTAAATGTATAAAATACACCGAAATTGAGTTTACATTTATAAATGGAGCAAAAGAAAAATGGCCTCACATGATGTACCTAACAAAAAATGGTTGGGTAAATCACTATCCAGATAATGAAGATTATTCTCCTGCAAAATGTGGCTACAATGTTCCAGAAAAAGCATTTATAAATAGTATAATGTCAAACATGCCAATATAACATAAAAGCGTAGATTATGCACTTTTGATTAGGGTATTAATTAACACACAAAATATGGAATACTGTAAAATAAATCCGTATGAAGATATGGATGAAGATGAATACACCGCCTTTATGGAACAAGGTGGTGATTGGGAAGGATAACAATTAACCTTTAAAAACATACAACAATGGAAACAAAATACAAATACAAAGGAATAATAATTGGAGAAAGTGATGAAGGATATTACTTTTACAATCCAAATAAATGTTCTAACGACCCATTCTATTATAATGACAAAACAGAAAGCAAGAAAGGTCGAAAAGATTTGAGAAATCCTTCAATAAAAGAACTTACAGATGAAGAGTTTGAAACCATAATAAACAAACTTAAATGTGAGCATCTTATTAAATACAATTCTGGTAAAGATATAAGATATTTATCGGAAAACTACGATTGCTTTGATTACCAAAATTGTATATCAGTTGGATTTAAAAGAAAAGACAACTTCAATGTAGAAGAAGAAATAAAGAGAATTAAAAAGGAAATGTCACATTCATATTATTATCTTGACATACATGAAGTAAATCATTCTATAGATAAAATAATAAGAGAAAGAATTCTAAACCAATAAAAAAAAACACAACAATATGACACACAGAAAACACTTCAAAAGACCTAAAGGGGAACTTGTTGCAACAACAGCAGACCCTACAGAGAAACAAGCCAAATGTAAAATTGCCTATAACAACAGGCAAAAGTTCAAAAAGGAATATGTAAATGTTCCTATCAACATTACAATAGGCAATACTGCAACAACTGATGCTTTAAGAGAATTGAGAAAACTAGTAGGACCAAGATACTTCATTACTATCTTGTCCATTAGAAAAGAACTCAATGCTTTTGAAGCAGCAGAATACATTAAGAAAGGATTCAAAGTTGAAATAGTTGAGGAGTAGAAATACTCCTTAACTATTTTATTATTTATTAACAACAAACATAGAATAATAAAACAAAAAAAAACATGGCAAACTTAAATCCTAATAGAGAACACACACATGTTGTAATAGATAACTTCAGTACAACAGGAAGAGAAGGAGTATATTCAGGGTCTTATGAAGATTGTATGGAATTCATACAAGAACAAGGAGATTCTAATATACTTGGAATGTATGATATCGTTCCAGAATGGATAAAACATTAAAAACAACAAACACAGAATTAAAATGAAAGAGAAAACATTAAACATTATAAGCTATACATTATTAGCTTTAGTTTTCATTGGAATAATTGCTTCAGTGATATATCATGTATCAAATATAGGCAATACCAAAGAAAACACACAACAACAGTCCCAATATCTACAGGAAAATGAATTCCTATTCTTTCCAGAATGGATAGATTCAATAGTAATTGTAGATAATGATACTTCCTACTATGCTGACGTCTATTATATGGATACACTCATTTTGGGCACATCTGTAGAAGAAGCAGAGTCATTAATTGCTCAGCTAGATAATATCTACTCAACATATGCAGAGGATACATTAAAGTTAGAAGAAGCATTAGGAGCAATTACTGATAATGCTTTAATAACTAAAATAGGAGATTTCTATCTTCTAGAGTTAGATTGGATTAAAAAATAAAAATATTAACCTTTTAAAAACAGAAACTATGGACCCTTTAAGTGAATTCTATTCCATAATGGAATTTAGAAAAAACTGCAAAAAGCATTATGAAGATGCATGTGCAATGGATGAAGAAGATTGTGGTAATGAAGCATTCTTCTTTTAAAGATTTATATTATATGAGTGCATAGGCACGGAAGTCCGTCCTATGTAGAATCTCCTAATTCGGTAGAAAATCCTTACTTTATCATAATGGAAACACCTTAAAAGCATCCACAAATATATGGTGTGGTGTCCGACAAAAAGATAGCACTAATCAATAATGTGTAAGGACTATATCGAGCGAAAGTGAAAACTAATCTTAGGACCGTGTTCCGTAGTTAAGATGGTTTTCATAATCGTGTAGACTGAAATGGGAGATACCTAAATTGGAATGTTAATACGTATAGAGTAATAGACCCACAAGTCTAATGATTTGAAGCATTACTTATGAATGGGATAATAAAGCATAAATCTAAGCTTTGAAATATATTCTTGCAAGAATTCCAATATGGTAATGTCAGTCAAGACCACAACAAACAAGTACTATTGAATAGGGAACTTACAATTATGAATCCAACCTTGAAAAGTCAATAGTGATATGGGCTGGAAATATCTTTAATTTGTTTGGCTATGGCAACATAGTGTGGTAAGGTATTCTCATAATACCCTAGTTAGAGTTCTAGTTAAAAACTCATTTGCTCCAGTGGCGGAATTGGTAGACGCGAGGGACTAAACATTTTTCTAAAAAACACTTGCATATGTCTACCATTTTATATATCTTTGCAACAAATTTCAAAGGTATATATTATGGTAAAATATTGTCAAGTTTGTGGTTGTGAGTTAACAACTGGATACAAATGGTGTGAATCTTGTAGAAAAGCCAGAAAACGGGAATATGCTAAAAAGCACTATAAGGACCTTATGAAGCAAGGAGTAGTAAGGATACGTTATGGTAAAACAAATTGTGTATATTGTGGTAAAGAAATTATTAAAAACAAACCCAATCAAGACACTTGTTATGAATGTTACAAAAAACATCATTATAAAACCGTTGAAAATTACAACAATGTAAAGAGAACTAAAGATGGTAAATCTACAATAGGGAGATTTGTTTTATTAGAACTAGGATTTAAGTTAGGAAATTTAGTAGTCCATCATATAGACAAAAATCCTAATAACAATGCTATATCTAATTTAATGATTCTTAGTAGAAAAAACCATGCTTCCTTACATGGGTTTTTAGAAAAGAATTGGTCGTTACTATCGAAAGATAGTAATAGTAACTTGGAGAATTGCTGGAATATCCTTAGAGGTCAGTTAACTACAGCATATTTGGAAACAAAAAGTGCGAATGTTATAAAAATAACTGATATTGGACAATCAGCAGCCGAGCTTCTAAATGAAGAAAATATTTATATATTTGATTTACAAGAAGAAGGTTCAGAGACTATGTACCAAGCACCTAAAAGTATTACTCAAGGTGAAGATATAGTCCAAACTCAAACTGTATAACAACAGGCTTATGAAAGTAAGTTGGGTAAGTAAAATCCCTTTCCCATTTGGGAGTGTAAGTTCGATTCTTATCTGGAGTACTATGCAGAGTTAGTTCAAAGGTAGAATGCAAGCCTTCCAAGCTTGATATGTGAGTTCGATTCTCATACTCTGCTCAAGGGTGAAATGATATATCCCACTATTACTTGGTCAGTATTATTCTTAATACTAGGAAGTATGGAAGACAATCCTCCAAGAATAGAAAAACACTGATTACAGTGTAGCATAACCAAAGATAATAAAGGTCTTCTACCCAATGACTGAAGGGTAATATAAGGAAAGAGGTCCTCAATCTACTCGAAGAGCATATTATAAGTAAAGAGAGTCAATGCAATGTGGAAAGCGATAAATTATATAAAGACCACTAATAAAAAGAAAAACATTATCAAGAAAAGCGGGCAATAAAAAGTAAAAGCCGTGTTACGGATGTATTGGTAATGGATATATTACATGTTAAGTTATACTTCTTTTCGGTGTGTAAAGCCTCACAGCAAAATCTGTAATATATCATTCTTTTTATTACAAACTAAGAAATTAAAAAACCTTAAAATACAGCAAATTATGACACAACAAAGAGACTTATGTAAAACTTGTAAACACTATTGGCAGGATTTTCCAATGCCATTAGAACAAATTATATCTCATTGTGAGATATTAGATAAAAAACCAGGAAACAAATCAATGGATGAAATAGTACCATTTCCATGTACAAAATGTCCATTTGGTAGTTACTCAAAGAAAAAACAATGCTTATGAGAAGATTAGAAGAATATCTAAAAAAGCACAGTAATATTTATACTGAATCAGTTTCTACATACTCAAAATATTTTGAGATAGAAAACTGTAAGATAAGAATGTCTGATCATTTGGCATTGGAATCTGATGCAGATTTACACATTATAACTCCAATAAACCAAAGTGAAAAGTATGTAGTTCTTAGTAATGAGAATACAACTTGTTACTTATGGGGTACAAATGAAATAATAGAATTTATTCCTTATTTCATTAAAATGTGTAATCTTAAAAAGAGAAAATTAAAGACAAATACAGATTTTGTGATAAAAAAGATGGTTTCCACTCTTATAAAGAAAGGAAATCCTACTTATGTAAACAAAATATTGTCTCATCCAAATGCACAATGGGAACCAAACGATATTGTTACACTTAAAGGTATTTTGGAAACGGATTTAAATACAAAAGTTTCTGAATTACCAAAAGTGTATGTAGAGTTTTTAAAAGGAAATAATATTACTTATCCTAAAGCATTAAACTTATACAAAACATTGTATATTGACAACAAATTTGACAACATAGATACAACACTGATTATAAAAATAATAAATTCACTTTAAAACAACAAACTATGGACTTACAGCACATCTTCAATGCTAAGGCCACTGAGAATGGTGACCTTTCATTCAAAAAAGTATCACAAGACAATGAACTTTTGAATATTCTGTTCCTTACAGAATATTATCAAAAGCATCTTGGAGAAATACCTGTCTTAGAGCCTTCTGATAGGAACAGGCTCTTTGCAATGATGGTTAGAGACCCTAGATTAGGTTTTGGTAGAAGGGATTTAGGTAGAAAACTCATGTGTTACACAGAGTGTTCAATAGAACAAATTGTAAAAGCAGGAAGAGTTGATGACTTGTTTGTAATTAATCCTCTTTGCAAAGAAGCACTTGATTGGTGTTATGAACAAATCAAGCAAGGTAATGAACTTGTAAAGAAATGGATGCCTAGATATTCATCTAAGAATCTTCTTCTTGCAAGACAAATTGCAGAAGCTTGGAATATGAATAAACAGCAGTATGGGCATTTCATCAAATGCAATACTACTGAAAACAAGATGTCTGACCATCGTTGGGATGACCTTGCATTTGAGCATATTCCTTCACTTGCAATGATTAAATATGCTGCTGCATTTGCAAGAAAATCTGAAACAAAGGAGAGATATGCTAAGTATCTTGAGGATGTTAAGGCTGGTAAGAAGGATTTGAAGGTGTCAACTACTTCCGTCTATGACATTTATAGAAACAGAAGCAAGATTGATGCTGACTTGTTCTTCAATAAGTTGGAGAAGATTTCAGGTTCTTGGATTCCTATTGTAGATTCATCAGGCTCTATGATGGATTCCAACGATTCCTATGGTAAAGCTGTATCATTAGGTCATTACTTGGCTAAATGTTCAACTTGCTATCCTAATCAAGTGATTTCATTCTCATCAGAACCTCAGTTGATTACTTTGGGAACTCCTGCAAGAAATAGAAGAAGAAACTATTATACTCCTGTTATGTGTGATACTTCAACACAATATGGGAAAGAGATAGATTCTATGTTTACAGGAGATTGCTCAAATACCAACTTTGGTAGAGTAATGGAATTACTTTCTCATTTGGATACCAATCTTCCTGAGTATCTGATTGTCCTTTCCGACTGTGAGTTTGATATGAACTCATCAATGTCAAAAGATGCAACTATGCAGTTGTTCAAGTCAAAAGGATATCCTACAAGAATTATTTGGTGGAACCTTAATTCAAGAAATATCACTTGTCCAGAAATGGATAATGATGGTAATATCTTCATTAGTGGATACAATCCTTTGATGTTGAAGTTTTTGAAAGCAGGATTCAATGCCGAAGAGTTCTTGAATAACCTCATTGAGGAGTACAAGAAGGCTATTGAAGCCTAACAACATAAGGCAAGTCTTTTATTCTACATAAGTAGTGTTTTTCTAAAGCCTTAATATGGAAGTCGTACAGCAAAACTCAAAAAGCATTTATAATTTATGGTTATTGAGTATTGCAATTTAAAAGACTAAAGACTTCTGTTTAAATTATTCATTTTCATATCACAAATTAGAGAAAAGTCTCTTTAAGATTTCTCTATATCTCTAAACTATGGAAGCCATACTGCAAGTTTATAAAATAATTTTATATGGACATGTATTTAAAGAGACTTAGGCTTCTGCTATTTGTCAATTCAAAAATTAATCTTATCTTTGCAACGAAATACCCAAGTCCTTGGCAGTAGAAAAATATATAAAAATACTGCATTTTTAAAGGGTAATAAGAGACACATACAGCAAACTTATTTACTCATAATTACATCTAATAATAACTAAACTAAGGACTAATAGTGTCTTGTTAAATAAGTAG